TGAGGTAGAACTACTGCCAGAGGTGCAACCAAGTCTAGAAGATTAATTAACAAAGTCCTTCCTCAATTAGACGGTTATTGGAAGGACTTTGCTTTTTCTGGAGGCAGTTCCAGAAATCTATGATGGGATTATGTTATATGTTTGAGGTGGTTCAATTATCCAGGTTTGTGTTCCACCAAGAGTACCTGTAGGAATATTTGTTGGAACAAAATCACCAATTTTAGTCCAGGTAACAGTTAATGGATTAATTGTTGCAGTTGTTACATCAGTAACATAAACTGAATATGTAATTCCTGTTGCTGCAGGATATGGAGCACCAACACTTATTTGGTCTCTTCTCAAATCTACTTTAATATCTTCAATTCCTTCGTGAACAGCCTCTAAATCAACAACTAAACTCCAAGATGTTCTAAATGACGCATCTAATGATTTTGCTCTAATTCCAAATATATTGTTATATCCACTAGAAGCCCATTGACCACCATATGAAAACCACATATTTTGAGGAGTTCCATTAACTGTTGCTGAACTTGTAATTGTCATTGGAGATTGTGTAGCAGTACCAGCATTACATATATCCATATTGTAGTCTTCATATTGAAAATCAGTTCTTGACTTTTTTGTTCCTGCAAGTGGAAGTTCATATGGACCTTTTACTGCTTTAAAATTTACAAGTGTTGGCGTATCAAATGCATATGTTCCTGTGTGTAGATTTTGTACAAACTTTATATGTCTAACATTAAATGGAACAAGAGATTTAATTATTACTGGTTCAGTAGTGGTTCTAGTTACTACACCACCATTTGTTACTTGAAGCGTAACATTATATGTTCCACGACGAGGAAATGTTTTTACTGGGTCTTTTAATGTTGATGTTGTTCCATCTCCAAAAGTCCAAAGATAAGAATCTGCGGTTTCTACAGATGTAAATGATGCGGTATGATTTGTAATTGTATAATAAAAATAAGGGACATTTAAAGGCATTGGTCTTATTGCTGACATTGTTTGCGTAATACCAACAAAACCATCCTGACTTTGCATATTTGGAATATTATTAGTAACTTCAAAAGAACCAATTTTAAACCAAGTAGCAGTATCTGGATTATTAAGTGTTCCAGTTTCTAGTGTTGTCCAAACCTCTGTTTCAGCATAAGCAATAGGAATTGAACCAGTTTGTCTGCGTCTAATTCCAGAAATAATATCATTTATATAATTTGTTGGAGTTTCTAAATCAATAGTCATTCTAAAATTTGCTGCTAATGAATTATTTATTCTTTGAGCGTGAATTCCAGCACTAGATGGACTTGGAGTAGTAAAAGGAGCAGTGGTTACAGTAGTAGTTAATTTAGTACTTGGAAGTGAAAAACTTTCTCCAGTCCATGCTACTAATACTGAATTTGTTAAAGTTGAATTAATCACAGGTTTTAAATATGCCAAATTTGCTTTTGTTTTTGATGTTCTGGCTTTAAAGTTATAAAAGTTTGGATTAATTGCGTTTTCTGTTCCATATTCTCCTGGAAGTAATCCATACATACTTCCTTGTCTTAATTGCAAATATCTAACTGATAATGTTCCACTTGCATTTATAGAAACTACTGTAATAGATTTAGTTACAGTTGAACTTTGTTCCCAAATATTTTTAGTAGTTAATGTTACAGAAAATGTAAGAGTCTCTTCTTCTGGTGCTGGAAAAACATGGTAAGGGTTTTTTTCTGTTGAAGTTTGCCCATCTCCAAAATCCCAAAAGTATGCATCTGGTTCTTCAAAGCCAACATTTGTTGATGTATTTGTAAATTGAACCTCATTGCCAATAACAACATATGAATAATTTGCAGTCATTGCTGGTTGTGTAAGTGTTACTGTTTTTGTACGAGTATTATATATTTTTATGCCACCAGTTCCATAAGCAAACACAGTTAGGCTAACACTGTATGTTGTTGTGCTGGGTGACGGATCATATTGATGTACTGGGTTTTGCAATGTTGATGTATTTCCATCTCCAAAATCCCAAAGGTATGAATCTGGTTCTCCAATTTCATTATTGTGTGAATCATCAGTAAATGTTACTTGACCAAAATTATTTGTTAGATTTTGTGACCACAAAAAGTCTGCGTCAACTGATGGAGTACCGACAGTTAATTTAACATTAGGAGCAATTACCCAACCATTTTTTAAAATAATATAAGGAATAACATACCAAAATCCTGGTCCATAACCACCAGTTGGAACTTCAGCAAGAATTCCATCATCATCAAAGTTCCAGGTTTGTGTTAATCCTGTTCTTGGTGTAAAGTCTTTATATCTTTCTCCACCTGCGGTATATGCCCATTGCTCATTTACATCACTATTAGTTCCATTTAAACACCAAAATACCTGATCAATATCTTCAACAGGATAGTCTGTAATTGTTGCAGTAAAGTTAAAGTTAGAATCACCAGTTAAAGCATTCATTTGAATTGTAGGAACTTGACCTTGGTAATTAAATGCAAGTTCATTTTGTGAAGGCTTAAATGTAAAACTCATTTCCCATTTATCTGGAGTAATATTATGACGAATACCAGCAATGTCATAAAATCTATCAATTGTTTGATTTTGTGTAAGTTGATGCTTTATTCTTATAAACTGATTGAGTTGAGAAAAACTATATGTATAATCATTATCAATATCTTCTTTTCTACTATTATTAAATGTAATCTGTTGTATTTCATCGCCACCAAAATTAACTGCTTGGAATATATCTGTTGCAAATAATTCAATTGCATCATTATCTACAAAGGTTGTTGCAAAATTTGTATTTAAACTTGTTGCAACTTGTGTTACATCTTCATTATTTTTAAGTGGTGGATAAGTTATTGTATTTGATTGTATTGGAGAATTTGGGTCCATAAAGTCTTCTAAGTTTCTAGTTTCATTAGAAATGTCTAATGCTTTAGTTCTTCTGTTATAGCCATTATTAAGAAGGATTGATTCATAAGGTCTTCCATCTGCTGGGTCAGAACTAAAATTATATGTTGTAAATTCTAATGCTGGGTCTTGCATTGGTGGCCAGAAAATTGAATTATATTTTGCATATGGATAAACATCAATTATTCCAGGAGTTTGTCTAAAATTAACTGAGCAATAATTTAAATTTGTTTGAGTATATTTATTTAATATTTCTAAAAGAGTTTCTCCAAGTTCTGGTAAATATCTTGCTGGAGCATAATTTAAATAGTTATCATATGGAAGTGCTGGGTCAATTCCACCTGGAGTTGCTGCAGTTTGAATAACATTAACTTGTATAGGAGTATTAAATTGCCAAGGGACTGAATTTACAAGATAGTTTAAACTTGGACCATTATAATCTGGGTGTCCTGGTGCCTGACCGCCAGCATAATCCTTACCTAATTGCTGAAGATTTTCAGACACAACTGTTCTTTGCAATAAACCAAAAACATCTGTGCCAGTTATTGTAATTATTGGGTCATCGTCTCTTTGGTACTGAACATCAATGTCTGTTATATATCCTAAGAAAAATACATTTGATTTGCCTGCTTCAACATTTCTGCTGTCTCTAAATTCAATTGCTGCACCTTCAACGACATTAACATTAACATTTGGGTCTAGGGTAGAACTGCGACTTACAATTGTAAATAAACCAGTATCTATTTGTTGATAAGGTCCTTCGTATACTTCTGTGCCATGAGAAATATCAACATTAAGAATGCCAGCAGTAATGTCCTGATAAGAATCATCAGGTAAAACTAAATGCGCTGAGAATACTTGATCAACGAGCACCGAAGGCCACCGCTTTCGTACTTACTTTGCCATATTGCTTAATTGCACTTGATACTTGCTTTCCAAGTTGTGCACCATTAGTTCCAAGCCCTGCGTTAATCGTGATGTTAATTCCTGGCTTCTGTGTTGAGATTGTATTTGATGAAGTTAGTCTTGGCACAGTAGTTGTTGGTTTTGTAATAGCCTTAGCAGCAGTTCCAATATTAAATGTGCTTGCCAAACCACCAACTATATTCTTTCCAATGTCTGCAAATACCTTTGATGGAGATTTAATTCCTAATGCTTTCTCAGCCCAGTCAGGTAGAAGGTTCTTAAAGAATCCTACTACTTTGTCTTTGAGCCAGCCAGCCATATTCTGTATGCCGTTCCAAAGTCCAGTAACAATATCTTTACCAATGCTAAACATTTTGCCTGGGATTGATAAATATGCCTCAATAATGTCGCCAACAAAACCAACAACCTTATCTTTGAATTCCATGACTTTCTTCCAAGCCTTTGGAACTACATCTTTAATCATTTCCCAAACTTTTCCAACTGCTTCTGTAACTTTATCCCAATTCTGTACAAGTAACACGATTGCTGCAATTACAAGACCAATACCCAAACCTGCGAGGGCAACTCTAAGTAAATTAGTTGCTATTGTTGTTGCACCAATTGCTCCAGTAGTTGTAGAAGAAATAATACCAAGCGTAGTCAATGCTGTCTTGGTAGATGCCAAGAATGAAAGCAAAGGTCCACCAACTGCTACTAATGCAAGTAATCCTAATGTAACATTTTGTACTGGTGTTGGTAATCCATCAAATACTTCAATTGCTCTTGTTAGTGCATCAATAATCTTTTCTAAAAATGGCAAAACCTTTGTGCCAAGTGTTTCCTTGAAGTTTGCTAATGCTGTTTCAAATTTCTGTGTTGATGTGACATTCTTTTCTGCAGCATCGCCATATTTCTTTTGTGCTGCATCAATTATAAGTGAAAGTGCTTCTTGGTTCTTTCCAGCCTTTGATAAAGATTCTGCTTGCTCATATATTTTCTTAGTTAGGCCAGGAACAATCTTTTCTAAGTCTGCCGCTTTTATTTCGCCATCAGCAAGTGCCTTAGCAAGTTTGCCAGTTACTGTTTCTGCAGAAAGAGCACCAGCAGTAAATGCTTCAACATCAAATGCAAGATTAACTAACTCTGCAGATAAAATTTTTGCGTCTTCAGGTAAACGAGCACCTAACTGTGTAGAAAGTTTAATAATTTCATCATTATCAACTGCCATGGCTTTGCCAAATTCTTCAGCCTGTTTTGTAATTGTTGCCAAGGCTGCAGAACCTTCACCAAATGTTGTGGTGGCTTCTCGCATTGTTTGTTGGGCTTCTTTAGCCTCATCAATGCCTTGCTTAAGAAATGTTACGCCTTGTTTTAATACAAAGGCAGAAGCGGCTGCACCTGCAGCGGCAGCAGCACCTTTAAGTTTAGAAGACATGCCATCAATCTGTGTATTAGCATCATTAATCCCAGAGGTAAGTTTCTTGGTCTCCGCAACAATATCTATCGTTATCTGGTTAGCCATTCTTGTTCCTCCTGTTAAGTGCCGTCACAATTGCACCGTAATCTTCCAGCGTCATATCCCAAAACTGATCTGGCGTATATCCTGTTTCAGCACAGAACTCCGCCATTCTGCTTAGGCTGGATTCACTTCTTTTGGGACTGTGAATTCAACTCCAGCAAGGTCAGTCAATTCTTGGATTGACATATTCTCTGCATCCTCTATTGTAAGGGATGGGTTTGTTCGCTTTGCCATCATATATTGCATTGCGAATGCTAATTTGGCTTTGGACTTGCCTTCAGTCCATTCATCCATAGGTAAATCTAAATATTCTTCAACCTCTGCAAGTTCTTTCCACTTCAGGGTTTTCATTAAGTCTTGTTCCATATTACTGCCTCCAATTAGTCTAAGTTGTACTTCTTTATTCTTTCCTGAATGCTTTCATTGTATTTCTCAATGATGTAACCTAAGTTGTTATATACTGCTGGTCTTAAATAAGGTTGAGCCTGGATGTTTTTCTCTGGCCATCCGTACTCTTGAACACCTGCATAAACAACTGTATTGCTACCTGCTAATATTTGTGCTTTTTCTGCTGAGGGATTACCCTGAACAGAAGATGCTAAAGCACCAGTCAATCTGGGTGCCATAGCAGAGGCTTTTTGAGATAGAGTTGAACTTAGTTCTTTATTAAGTTCTATATTTGACTCTAAGTCTTTACCAAGTTTGTTAAGGGTGTCTTTGACTTCCTTAACTCCAGTGATAGTTATTTCCTCTGCCATGGCTCCTCGTTAGAATGATTCTACTCTGTTTGGCTTGCCATCCAAGATGAATGTCAAGTCATAAACAAAATATTCTCCTGCGGTTCCACCAAGATCTGGAACAGTCTCTGCATAACCTGATGCTGTGAACCATGGTTGTGCTGCAGATGGTGTTGCATTTCCGTGTGGTGCAAATGAGATGTTTACAGTCGTACCTGGGTTATCCCAAAGGTATGAGTGTAGTGATGCTGCTGCTGTATCCTGGAAGCCAGTTACAGCGCAAGTGAAATCAAGTGAGTCCTCGTAGTTGCCAAAACCTAGGGTATTTACTTCAGATGAGAAAACAACATTGCTTACTCCACCTGCGTATTCTGTACCGTTGATTTCAAAAACTATGGACTTGCCTTTAATTCTTGCCATTAGTTTCCTCCTTCAATATCTATTGAAATATTTATATTTGTTGCTAAAAACCTTGCATTATTAACTTCTAATATGAAAGGTTTGTCTACTGTTAATTTTGTTGCACTGGTGTATTCCCACAATGCAGGAATAAGAGTATCTAATGTGTCATCAAGATTTTCTGTTTCAGTTTCGTTAGTTGCATACGGTACTATGATTAGCACTTTCCAATTAGATGCATAGTCTGCATCGTATTGGTTTTCATATACAGTAATAAATTCTGTGTCAGGTTCCATAATCGCACAGAGTGGATTAGGTCTTTCTGGCATATATTTGTAGACTTTTGAAATACCACCAAGAATGATGGCTGATTGCAAATCGTCTCTTACTGCTCCTAGATTCATCCGAATCTCACCATATATCTATTAAGTAAAGGATACACACCAACGAGAGGGTCCCTTGCTGTATTAGCAGGTGCGCCATCATAAGTAGCGTACTGGGCCACTCCCATTGGTGCGTTCCGACGATGGAATAGTTCTGAACCTACTTCAAGGTAGCAACGCTTCAACACATTAACAGGAACTTTGGTTGAAACAATATAGTTTGCAATCAAATCCTTTGCTGTGTCCCAGCATTCTTCAACATAGGCATCATCATTTGCAGATGCACCTACATATGCTTTCAAGTCTGTCCAGTCCATTGTCTTACTCCTTTAATTGATTAGGAAATTACGCAAAGTGC